TGCTTAGGCAACTCAAAGTTTATCGTTGAACCTGAGTTATACACTGGTTGACCGCCTATCGTGTTGTATGCCCACGAAGGAGCCAATACACTCGCTGAACCAGTGGTAGTAGAGCCCTGAGGATTCTTGTAGTACGTGAGCTTGACATCGTAATCTATTGTATCTGGGAATACAAGAACTCCATTATTGATAAAAGAAGCTATTGCGCTTGATTCAGTTGGAGCGCCATCAAAGCTGTTTCTGTATGAGTTGATGTCCTCTGGAGCAACCACCTCTATACCGCTTCCGTCAAACTCAAGCGTAATGTAGTATGCGTAGTCGTCTGGCAATACAAATGCAGAATTTGCATATCCGTACTTCAGTGTCTTCGCATAAACAACAAGAGGACGAAGGTCGTCTTTAATGTTTTCAATGGAGTTGTAGTTACCGTCTCTAAACTGCAGCTGCCTTTTTCTTGACACTTGAGCGAACTTGTACTCTCCAAGAATCTCGTGGAATACATCTAGCTGTGCCTGACGGGCATACGCATTAAAGTCAGCAGGACGAATAAAGCCACGGTTGTCCTTATTCGCTACTCTCTTTACTATCTCATATACAGAGTTTACCGAGGCGTATGCCATTTGCTAAGCTTTGTTAGTATTTACATAGCAAATATACAAAAAAGAAAAGGGGGGCTCGTGGCGGAACCCCCCAAATCCAATCTAACCTAATGAAACAAAATCAACTTACGTCAATCGTGGTACATCCAGGCTCAAAGATATTAAAGCAACCCCATTTCTGCAAGTTGTTTTTCAATTTGTTCTCTTACGCCAAGACCACGGTCTTCAAGCATAAACGAACCAAGAATCTTGAAGTGGTCCTCTCCTACTGGAACAGTACAGATGGTGTTACCATTGTGAGACCATTTTACGTACAAGTCGTTGGTCACGTCAATGATTCCAGCCTCTTTCGCAAGGATAGCGATGTACCGAACACGAATGGTTGGGTTATCAAACGAAGAGATAAACTCTTGTGGTCTTGACTTAGCGAGTCTGATTAAGTCAAACTTGATTTCAGCAAAGCTCCTGTTGGTGGTGATTCCGTGAATCTTGGCAATACCAAGAAGCTCTTGAATTCCACTTTCAGACTTAGCCTTATCTCTCAGAAGAGCTTGAGCTTCGAAAATCATATCCTCCATCTCAAGAACCTTAGATGCATCAACCTCAAGGTTAAGCTCCTTGAAGATGTTACCTCCGTTAGCTACGTTGTCTGGGTGAGAATCTAAAAAATCCTGAAGGTTCGGCTGAGTCTTAGGAACTAAGATTTTACCATCTTCAAACCAAATTGCAGCACGCTTAGCGGTCTTCTCATTTTGGTCCTCAACAAAGATTGACTTCTCTTCGGGGCAATATCTAATTGCACGAACAGAATCACTATCTTCATCGTAAATTGTTATGTTTGAGCTCTTTATCTTGTGAAGAACGGGGTAACTCTCTGTAGCAAGGATAAACACCTTGTCTTTACGTCCCGATTTGTTTGCTACTGAAGCAGCTGGTGAGGCAACTCGGCCTCTTCTTTTTGGTTCCATTTTATAAAATTTAAGAGTAAATAAAAAAGTGATTGGGGGGCCGAAGCCCCCCGTTCACCTTTGGTTTGGATTAAGCTCCCTTACCGAGTACGAAGCGATTAGCGGCACGCGTAATCAAGTTGCACTCAGAACGGTAGTTCATCTGCAGACGGTCAACAGTGTCGTTGTAAACACCACGAGCGCCACCAGTGAGCCAGTGCTCCATCTCACGGCTGTAGCCGTCAGCAGCCTTGTAGTTCTTCTCCAATGAAGGAGCAGCAATACCAGTCTTAGCGTCAACTACAGAGTCCATAGGAATCATAATGAACTTGTAGTGGTCAGCACCAGCAACACCAAGGAGAGTAGGCTCGTTGAGCAACTTCCAAGACTTGTTGTGGAACGTGTAACCTCCACGGTTGAACGACTTGAAGCCAAGCGTTACAGCCATATTAGCGTCGTTGTTGAATACACCGAAGCTAGAACCGTTAGCACCAGCACCATTGTTGGCAGCAGCGATAAGGTCGTCGAGGTTCAACATCTGGGTACGGTTGCCGTATACGGCGTACTCCATAGCGCCACCTTGCTTGTCAAGAGCCTTGATGATGTCATCAATCTCAGAAAGCTGGTCAACGTATCCACCGTGAACGATACCGCGGTTCTCAACAGCTGAGAAAAGACCTTCAGCACCGTTGATGTCGTGGGTAGAACCAGACAGGGTGGTGTTAGCGGCTTTCTCGCCCAGAACGAGCATCATTTCTTGGTAGTCAGCAAAGCGCTGGCGAACGTCAGCCTCTTGCTTCAAGTACCACATAGGCTTACCAGACTCGGGGTCTTGTACCCAAGCGATGTTGGTCATTTGTGAACCAGTAACAGCAAAGATGCTCTTGATGATGCTAAACGTGTTCTCACGCTTAATAACGTTAGAGCCGATGAAGTCACCAGGCTGGTCAGAACCTTGCTTGAATTCGTTACCAACGAGGGCCATCTTAACAGCAGCGCCGTCAGCGATGTTTACACCCCAAGTAGCCTTGTAAGGAAGGGCAGTTACGCTCAATGCAGAAACTGCAGTAACGTAAGCACGGATGTAGCCTTCCAAAAGAAGAACGTCACCAACTTTGATTACGTTGTGCTTAGCGTCAGCGGCTACGATGTCGAAGGTCTTAGCTCCAGTGTCGGTAGCAGCGATAATACCGTCAGCAGTTGCTGAGATAGCAGCGTGCAGACGGGTCTCTTCCCACCACTGAACGAAATCGTGAGTAGCTTCTTGACGAACAGCTCCAACGAGCTCAAGAAGGCCATTCAAACCAGATACGCTTTGGTCGCCGTAGGTGCGAACAAGCTTATCACGGTTGTCAACCTTGTTTACGAACTCGAGGTAATCACCAAGAGATACGTAGTTGTCAATCGTTGCGCGATTGCCTTTAAAGTTTGACGGAGAAAAATCCGTCGGCTGAGTAGTTGCCATAACTTAAAACTTTTTTACATTAAGTGTCCTACTGGACATTTGAGATAACATTTGTTGAGCGATGCTTTCACGAGGGCTCATCGTGGAACTGTCGGATTTTGTTGGCTTTTCAACTGACGGATTCTTGGTTGCGCTTACCACTTCCTCACGCCCGATGCTTTTGCCGTGTTCAATCGCCAACTTGAACAAAGAGTCCGCGTTGTCGAGTAGATATTTAGCCGCAGCAAATTGAGCAAAGTCAATATTGCCTTCGCCGTCTGAAAATGAATCGAAGAGAGACTCCAGTCCTTTATCTCCCACCGATGACGAAAGTGCCTTCTTCTCTTCTTCGCCAAACTTAAATCTCCAGTCGAGGCCATCAAATTCGATTTCCTCAAGGTCAGTGATTGCAGTTTTGACTTCAGAAGCATAGTTAGTCAGCTCCTCCGCCTTTGTAGGTTGTTCTTTATTCTCAATTGGCTTTACTAGCTCAGACCTCATTTTGTTTAACTCATTTCGAGCAATAGAAGCCTCAGTTTTTAGTCTAGCCTTTCCGACCTTTACGTCTTTCTCAGAATAGTCATCCTCAGAAATCTTAAAGGTGTCGTCAAGAAGAGAGTCAACCTCATCATCAGACAATTCGGGATAAAGCATTTTGTACTTCGTTTTTACCGCAGACAAGTCATCCATTTCGGTGACATTAAGTCCTTGGACAAAATAGAAATCGCTAATGCTCCTTCCCGTTTGTTTTACAAACTCATTTATCTGACGAATTTCATCGTTAGCAAATGAGTCTTCCTCTTTCAAAGAACCAGCGAGCTTTTCCTTAATCTCATCAAGAGTGGAGAACTCCATCTCAAATTGACTAGAGATAAACTCTACTATGTCTTTTTCGGTGATTTCCTCTTCCTGTTGCCCCTGCACTGGCTCAGTAGTAGTTACTGGCTCTGTAGGTGCATCTTGAGCTTTAGGCTCATCAGAAGTAGGAGTTACATCAGTGGTCTCTTCTTGCGAATCAACAACATCAGAAACATCACCATCTTGTGCAGGAATATCTTCCTGTGTATTGTCATTAGTGACAACGATATCGTCAACATTATCAAATGTCTTAATACCAAGTGCCTCTAATTGCTTCTCTTGATAATTCATTTTATTCAGTTTTGTTAGATACAAAGTTATAACAGATTTAACAAACAGTAGTTTAATCTACCTAGAGAGTAAGAAACTGTTAGATATAGTTCTCCCTAAAAGGCGTCAACTCTTTAAAATCGAGCCGCCCTTTGGGAGATTTCTACCTGTCGAGTGAAGTTGCCCGCCGTCAAGTAGTCCAAGCCTTTTGAGCTTGGCGCTTGGTTTCCCAAACGTCTCCCCAGTGGACTGCCTCAAACACGCTCTTACGAGCCAAACTTAGGTTAGTCATCCAACGACACCCGCCACTGGTCGGTTAATGGATACACAAACCTAGTGACAGATTGCGAGACTAGCAAATTATTTTTTACTTCTATTCTTGGATTTGGCTATAAACTTACGTTCTGTATGGTCATAATCCATACCGTCATTAGAGCCATAACGACCAGCATCCCTGCGCTTTTTGTTTAAGAACGCACGGTATTTCTTCCTTTCCTCAGAAGAATGATACTCCGTATCGTATTCCTTTTTCTTGGCCTTAGCCTTAGGATTACTATCGTAGTATTGCTGTGTTTTACTCTTCGCCTTCATAGCAAGCCTTCACCTTGTAGTGCATAGGTTTTTCACTAGATGCCTTAACAGCAGCCACAACAATCTTCATAGCCTCAGCTAATTCAGTGTGCATAACCTCAATCTCCTTGGTTGACATTTCAGAATTATAAACCTTTGCTTTCATAGTACAGTTTGTTTACTATTTCTAAATTCTTAACTCCGTTGATGGCACGGTCACTACTGACACGTTTCTTGCCAACAGTACACGAACCTCTCTTCTTTAGACTCTTAGCCATATTAGCTTCCGCAGTTCTCGCACTGCTCGGGGTTTTCAATGTTGCACGTTGGCTGCTTAGCCTCCTCAAGGTCGTTTACCCAATCTTCGAATTCTTGTCCACTCATCGTTTTCTGTATTTAGCGACTTTTTTAGCGATTTTATCAGGCTGCTTAACGAACTGCTTGCCTTTGGCATCACCTTCGGCTTTAGCTCTGTTAGTTGCAGCTTTCTCTCCAGCACTCAGTGCTCTCCACGCCTTCTTAGGCAAATACCGTTTCTTACCCTCGCTGGGGCTACCGTCAGAAGTTGTCCACTCCTGCTCGGTCCATTTCTTCAAACTTTTCTGACTAGCCTTCATTAGTTCTTGTAGCCACCTCCGGCTTTCTTGTATTCAGAAGCGAGAAGTTGAGCCTTGCGGGCAGACCACTCTCCAGGGTCTCCACCACGAGTGCCAGCCTTTATCTTCTCAAATAAACGCTTGCGCATACCAGGCTTGGTATAGTTGCCAGCTTCGTTGACTTTACTCTTCGCCTTCATCTTGTGACTGATTAAGCTTCAAAGTTACGAATGCAGGAATAAGCATTTTGGGATTCATAAGCTCAACCTTGAAGCCGCTACTCTTAATTCCGGAATTGCTTTTTATTGTCTTCGACTTAACCAGTCTAAACTTCGCATCCTTGTAAAGTATGTTTTCCACTTCCTTTATCAAGCCGCCAAACTCATCTGCTTTTATGTCTCTAGATACGTTTACGTTCATCGTAGATGTGCCCTTCGGTACAAGAACCTCCAATACGTGATTACCAAAATCAAAAGCCTTGTCCTTATTTAAGGAGCCGCTAAGTATAGTATTAAAGGTAAATATATCGCCAGGCTTAGCTTTAGATAAAGGAACACTTGATTGTAAAACGTTTCCAGACTCATCGTATATATCAATGAGGTCATTAAACTTCTTTCTTCCGCTAAAGAACTTATAATCCTCCGTGCTCTTTGGTTGCTTCATAACAACATCATTGAGCTTCGTCTTAAGGTACTCAGCAAGGCCAGGATAAGCGTCATTGGCCTTTGTGTTTACAGCCCTATTCCCAGTGGAAGTTTGATAAAAGCTAATAAGCAATCTATCAGCCTCACTTACACGTTGCTCATTTACGCCAGCTTTTTCAAGACTCTTTATATTCTCAATCACTGACTCATTGACATCTTTATTTCTTGATATCTCAGAAAGCGCCTGCTCCGTAGTTATGATGTCATCTTTGGTGCTCAAAGAGCCTATTTTTTCATTGTACTGCTTTGCAAATCCAGCCTGACTTACGGCTACAGTCTTATCTGCGTTCTTATTCAAACGGAAATTTCTTCCATCTATGGTGACAGACTCTGGAATGTCGTTTGCTATTTCAGTTTCAATTGTTGAATCATAAAGGTCTGCACGACTTGTAATGTCGTCATATATGTCACCGTCATCAGTTAAAACGTGAACAACCTTTTGGCTATCAGTCTTTGCACTTAATGGCATTTCTGGGTCAATGTTTTTTACCACAGACTTAGCCGTGCCTATGTCCATCAAGTCATCTGTGATGCCAAAAGCAACCTCATCAAACTTCTTGGAGACCTTAGATGCTGCTTTGCTAAGTGAGTTCATTACCTTAGCTCCCTTAAGCAATCCAAATCCACCAGCAAGATTAGATGGGTCTGCTACAATGTCAAGAGCGAGCTTAGCTGCTGGACTTGCGTCGGGGGCAAATACTTCAGAAGGAGTTCTTTGAGACGTGTTAAACGAGTCGTAATTGGGGAGCGCATTAGCCAAGTTGGCTGGCTTTCCAGTGGCATAAGCAATTGCCTCAACCATAGCGGCCTGAGGCACAGCACTGGTCTGACCTATTGCATTAAGAGCTGCCTTTGGTAAGGCTGTTGCAAATTCTGCAACACTTGCCGCATCAGGTCCCTTTCCGTGCATCGCCTTAGAGCGAATAAATCTTCCAATAGGTGAGTCTTGAGAAAACAACTTCTTCTCCTCCTTGGAGAGGTTGTCGTAATACATATACTTTTTGCCAGTAGACTTATCAGCAATAATATCTATCTGCTCAAGAGCAATGTTTCCTACTGGGGCCTCGTTATCTTCTACCTTTTTAGGTGGGTCTACTGGATTCTTCTTTCGAGCAATCATATACCACGAGTGTACTTCTGTGATTTAGGAGGCATCTTCTTGCTGCCCTTAGAGCCAGCCCAGAAGAACTTATCAGCCCAGTACGCAGCACTCATCTTACCCTTAGCAATGTTCTTGGCGTGACGAGCCTTGAAGCTTTTACGAGCCTCAGGACTGTAGTTGTGACCCATCTTCTGGTCTCCAAAACGAATCAACTTAACCTTATCGCCTTCCTTAGCCAAAACAACACCCTTTTTAGTCGGGTGCCCAGGAGTTCTCTTGGGTTTGTTTACGCCACTAAGTCCGTTTTTCTTAAGGATGTTCTGAATAGCTTCTCTGGTTTTCATATCACATAGGTTGTTCGGTTGGTTGCTCCATAGGCATTACAGGCTGCTGAACAGGCGCTTGAACAGGCTGCTGCTGGACTCTATCGTACGCCATCTTCATCAAAGACTCAATGTCGGGCTCTTGGAAAGAAACTGGTCCAGAATCCTTCTTTCGCTGGTCAATCAACTTGGACTGCTGCGAAGCTTGAATCTTGGTTCTATCGTCCTTTCTATCTTCCTTGAAAGACTCCATATCAGCAATGATTCCAGCCTCAATAGCCTTCAATTGCATATTCTGACGGAACTCTTGCTCAGAAAGCTGTGACTTGAGCTGATACTCAGCCTGAAGCTTTTGGATTTCAGCTTGACTCTTGAGCTGCTCAATCTGAGCCTTCATCTGGCCTTCCACTTGAAGCTCTTGAGTTTTTGCTTGTGAAGACACAATCGCAGTCTGCTGATTGGCTTGCGCCTGCATCATACTGTTCTGCTGAGCAATCTCCATCTGCTCCTTCTGGTACTTCTTGCGTCGTAGAGAAAGGAACTTGTGAGCTTGGTTTGTATTCGTCATCTTGCGTGCTACAATAGCATCCTCAATGCGAATCTCGTTTCTTGACAGGGCGGTGGTAATGTGCTGCTCGATAAAGAACTTCTCCTTATCGTCTGGCTCTACCTCAACATTGACTCCAAAGTTGTGTAGAGAAATTTTGTCCATAGATTCAATGACATCAACATTCGCTTTGCCAATTGATTCTACGTAGTATTTGTACAGAGGAGACTTCTTTGGGATGTCTTGAATCATCATAATGATGTCTTTAGCCACACCCTTAGTGATGCTATTCAAGGCTCTGTCGATGTCGTAAGTAGCTGTGTTAGAGGCGTCAACAGCCATCTGAGTAACTCCAACCAACTGCTCAGAACGTGTGATTCCCTCTCTTTCTGGAACAACACCGGTTACGTTTCTAATCTCATTGATGTAGAAGTTGTAGGCGTTAACCAACTGAGGAAGCTCACTTACGTATGCAGGGAGAGGCTGAATGGGCACACCCTGAGCGTTTCCTTCCTCGTCACGTGAACGGTAGTAGACAACACCAGTAGCCTCGTAGATGTCTTGAATCTCAAGTGGCGTGAGTTCTCCACCGTCACCCATACTTACTGCGTTCAGTCCAGCTACGTCAATAATCAAACCATACGGCTTAACACGAGCGATGAGCTGTTGAATCTTCAAGTGTATTAGCTGAACTTGGTCAGCCATAGGGCGGATTGTCTCAACGATGCTGTCCTCAACCATATTGTAGATTGAAGGAGCGTACACGTGGTAGGACATCCAAGTATCTTGGATATTGTCCTTTGGACGTAGCATATTCTCTTTGAGACCGTAGTTCCAAATTACATCAGCACCAAGAATCTTTTTACCAGCGTAGACCGTCTTATAGGTCATAGTCTTCTTCTCACGCTCGTACTTGCTGTTCTTGGGCGGTTCGTAAGTGCCGTTCTTCTTGTAGAATCCAGCGTTACCGTGACGAGTGCGCTTCTTCTCGAAGTTCATATCATCAACGCTGATGAACTCAAAGTCAACTACTGGAATCGTGAAGTCATCGTACTCGTAGACAAACGTGTTCAGGTAAGCGTTGAAATGGTTGTTGGCGTGAACAGATGACGGGTTGTCGTACTTTCCAGCGTATGTCTGCGCAATCTCGTAATACTGAGCCTCAGAGTACTTATCTCCAACCTCGCGCTTAATCTCCCCAATGGTGGTGTAGATAATCTCACCAGCGTAAACCATATCCTTAAAGTTGGAGGCCTTTACGTGCGAAGAGATAAAATACTTAGGGTCAACGTAACGAACCTTGATTCCCTCGTACGGGTCAAAGTATGTCTTAGTTGCGCCCATACCAATCACAACTAGGTCTTCACATACCTTTCTGCGAATCTCAATTGGATAGTCGTTCTGGTCAAATGTAAGCTCAACTGCAAGCTCTGCAGCAATCTCCACAGCCTGCTTAAAGCTCATCTCGAGAATCATCTCCAGCTCATCCATTGAGTCTGGAATCTCAAGTCCTTCAGAGATATCTTGACCTGTGGTTTCTTTTACCTCGTCGATAAAGTCCTTGAACTTCATCATACCGACAAGCTTGTTCTTTAGCTCATCTCTGTCAGAAGTAGCAATTGGGTCGGTAGCACGAATCTTCAACTCATATGACTTATTCATAATTGAGTTGACGATAACCTTTACAAATTTCTTTACTACCGGAATGGGGCTCCAGTCAAGGTTTAGGAGAGAAGTGTCTCCAGTTGCATTCAGAAGCTGCTTGTAGCGTGAGATGTTTTGCTTGCCTTTAGCATAAGCTCTGTTCTCCTCGATTCGCTCACGTCTGGTTTGATAGTAGTTGTATCGCTTAGAGAACCACTCTGATTCAATGGCTTTGGCGTACATCAAACCATACTCGTCACTCTTTTTTGTCTCTTGAGGAACGAGTGGTGTGGGGAATCCGCCAACTCTAGGTATGTTGTGTTGTTTCATCTGAAATGCATTTCGCAATACACAAAATTACTAAATATCATCTAGAGCCTTTTGAGATAGTTCCAGTGTTGTCGTAGCGCCTAACAAATGGCTTTGAGACAGTTACCTTCTTCTCCTCTCGGGGCTGAACTTGAAGTCCAAGTAATGCAAGTCCAAGACTTATAGTATCGTCGTGTTTTGTTCTGTTTTTAATGTCGTAAATGATTAAATCACGAAGTGTTTCGTTGAAAAAGAACTCACCCATTTCACCAGTATCGCTATTGATTCCAATGTGGTTGTTCACGTAGGCCTGTACGGCGTGTGCGTGCGCTTGAGCAATATCCTCAGAGTTCATCGGTATGCCATACTGGGCAACTCCCCTAGATGATTTAGGGGTCAAAGCTTTGGGTCTCTTAAGCACGTATCCCATATATCCCCACTCTTCGACAAGCTTGTCAATCATTCTTCGGACGTTGTTTTCAATCAACATAGGCACACCGAAAAAGATTGAGGCCATCAGCATCTGCTCGTATGCCAATAACGCAGTCTGTTCACGTGAGTTGTATCTAGCGATGCACATATTACTTGGGTACTTCATATTCGCCCTCGTGACAATATGCATAGAGGCACGAGAACCCCTTCCGTGAACTGTAGCATCCACCTTGTATGGGTCAACTCCAGCAACG